TGTAGCCATTTCATTTATTTTCTCAATCTTTGCTCTTACAGTTTCTCTAACTTTTTCGGAGACAGCTTCACCTTTTTGATAATCAATTTGACCAAAATCTTCGTGCAGACCTCTACTAGCGTTTTTCTTAGCGACTGTATTAGCTGCAACATCTGTTCGATATTTAGTCTTTTGGTCTTGATAAGCCGCATACTTGCCCATAATTTGAATACCTGCAAGTGCTGCTTCTGGTGAACACATATTATTTTATCTCCTTTAACATTAATTTAAATTTCCTTTTTTCATATCCATACGGTAGCGTTTCTATATGCTTGAATTTTAAAAATTCTAACCATTTAAGTGCTACTATATTTCTTTCATCTATATAATTATATAAATATTTATAATCTTGTCCCATTTCTTCTACCCATTTAGGGCATTCACGTAAAAACTGTAGGGTATGGTTTATTAATTCTTCACTAGATAATAACCAAGCAATCCCAAAATCTTTTGTTTCACATGGAACAACGCCAAACATACCGATAACTCCTTCTTCCTTTGTTCCTATAATAGAAAAAGTTTTATGTCTTAATTTTGTAAATGGATATAATAATCCCCTTAAAGGGGTTATATTATTAGACGCTTTAATCTCATCAATGTCAGCTTTCCGTACTTTCGGTGCTAACCTATGAGCGTCTTCAGGTGTTGCTATTTTAACATATTTTTCCATTTAAATTCTATTTGAGCGTCTAAAGTAAAATCCTTCTATTTCTGCTGATACAAAGTGACAAGGTAAATGCGAATTATTTTTTAATGAACAAGTAAACCCTGTATTCTTTGATTGTATTGGTATTTTATAAGTACCACTATCAATATTTGGTTGTCCAATAACAGCACCAGAACTATTAATAACAGTTCCACTCATATCATACGTTGTTGTTGCTCTTCCATCAGGCGTAACTTCAGCCTGGAAAAATCCTGTATTCTCATAATTAACTTCAAATTGTCGTATTTGATAACGACCTGAAGTTACAGACATAATTCCCCCTGTCGGTAAAGACTCTCTAATATAAGGAGTAGAAAATTGATATGTTGAATCATAAAATGAACCAAACACACAAGATGTATGATTACCAACTAAAGTATAAGTAGTTGCAGGAGTAACAAAATTTGTAACAGCTAATCTTACAGGGTCAGAAGAAGTCACAGTTAAATTTGAAGCTCCTGCTACTGCTCTTGTAACTGTAATTACATTTGATGCAGGATTAGGGGCTGAATATCCTGCTAAACCATTAATACCATAAAGGCTATACGCTCCGACAGCAATATTATCTGCTGTAGATGCCGCATCTACTCCTACACTAAATTCATTTGGATTAGTAGTTGGGTTTGTTGCTGTCCCTGTCATTGTTGTAGAAACACCAGCATTATCCGTAAATGTGAGAGTAGTTCCGACAGCAATGTTGAGTGCATCTGTAACTGTAATTGTGCAAGTTGCATTAGCTGCATCTGTAATAGTATGATTTGTTCCGTTAGTTGTATCAACGGCTCTTAAAGTTTGATTGACACTATAAGGCATAGTAAATGTAGTTAAATCTGTTGCACTATCATAAACTCCTGTTAAGGCACTTGTTCTAAAATCCATGTGTAAATTATGTGTTAATGAACCATACGCAGGATTTCTTAAATCTATTTTTAATAATTTTGTATTTTTATTTTCATTAACAACAAGATATAAATTAGCGTCAAAAGCTTCAGCCGATAATATTTGACAATTATTCAAAGTCCAAGTTGACCAAGAAGATTGTACTTTTTTATCAGCGTCAAAGAAATATTTATAAACATTTAAAGTATTTGCATTAGTTGAAGTTACAGCACTTCCAGGTGTGTAAGCTGTACTATTTACTGCGTCTAAAGTGTCGTGTGTTAATACAAATAAAGTATCTTCGACATTGTTTGCAATTAGTTTAAAAGCATTATCAGGAATTAATTTTTGAACTCCAATAGTTACATCTATTCCGTCATTTGTTAAAGTATCATCATCAGCAAAGTATTCTGTTACTGCTGTTTTATCATTTCTTCTTTGAGCAAAGTAAACAAATTTACCTGCTGATTTAGGTGCAACTTTTAGTGCGTGATTAAATTGACTTGTTTTAGTTAATGTAGCTGTTGTTGGAGTTACACTTTCTCCTATAGATTCTAAAATATATTGTGATTCTTCTGAGAATAATAATAACTGTTCATTAAAGTCTATAGAATTATAAAGTTTATTAACGGTTGTTCCAGCCGCAGCAATATCAATAGGGTCAGTATCTAAAACATCTGTACCTGTTGTTGCATAGAAATTATAATATTCTGCATTTTCTGATAATATTAAATTTTGATTTGAAATAATTCCTAATCTGTTTTGGAAGAAAGTTAAATTATTAATTGTTTGTCCTACAAAACTTGGTGCTGAGTTTGTATCTTCATCACCACATACTCTATCAGTATAAGTTTGTTTATCCATACTGAATGTTCCGTCATTATTATTAATTAAAGCAAACGGCATTGTTGAATCATCTAATCCAACTTTAACACCCGGTCCGATTGTTTCACTCCATACACCGCTGCCAGTAAATTTTACATAGTAATCTGAAAGTGTATCACCTTCATCACCTGTAATTTGTAATATCATATCTGTTTTTGCATAGTAAGGTAAGTCTGCAAAATCATTTATAGAATCTTTAATAGCGTACATAGCTTGGTTACCGAAACCATCAGTAGTTGATACTGTAAATGTTCCACTAGCACAAGTCATGTAAATTGTGTTACCAAATTGAGTTGGCGTAAATGTTCCTGTAATTCCACTATAATTTGCCAATCCTTCAGACGTACTTAATGTAGCCCCTGTATCAGTTCTTATAGTTTTAAATCCAATTCCATCTGCTGAACCGTTCCAATGTGCTGACCCTGTTCCATATAATAATATATGAGCAATCTTTTCAGTATCTCTAAATTTACTATCTGTTGCAGCGTCATTGCCTGTAGGCATTTGAAATAAAACTTCTATTGGATAAGTCCAAGCAGAGTGATTTAATGTAACACTATATTGTCTGCCATATTGAGAACTTTTTACATAACATAAAAATTCTTGTACTTTAGCTGCTGTTGTTGTTGAATCTTCAGCTACAGTAATTGCTTTGTTGGCGACAAATGTATAGTCTGCAATATTTACAAACTTTAAATTTTCTAAAGGACTTGTTGTTGTTAAATAAGTTGCTGCACCTGTACCCATAGTTACAGTTTTTTCATTTCCTGCTAGGTCATATACTTTAACAGCACCATTAGTAAATACAGCGACATATTGATTTGAACTATCACGGTTAATCCAATGAATTGCACAATTATTTGGAAAGACAGTTGAAGCTAATAAGTTTTTAACAAATTCTGTTGGGGGTCTTTTAGACAGACCATCAATTATATTTGATTGAAAATTAATTTGGCTTTCAGCTTGTCCTACATTTCTTTGTACAGGATTTTGTTGACTGATACCGTTAATCAGGTTTGGGATTGATTGCGATACTACAGACATGATTACCTACTTGAACGCTTAAATCCTCTATTAACAATGTAATTCAAATTATACTCATCTTTAAGTATATTTGCGTCCATTGCTCTAGAGTCAGCTTGTTCAAAAGCTACGTGAGATTCTTGTTCATCAAGCGAAGCTAATTTAACTAAAGAATCTGCACCAATATATCTTGCAGCAAATCTTCGAGCTGCTTTAATAGTGATGTATCGTCTTGCATATTCAGGAAGATGTTCAAACTGTTGAATCATAGTTTTATCAATTTGAACTGGTGCCGTTGCGAAAACATTTGTATGATTTTTTAAGTCATATAAAAATCCGTCTCTTATAGTATAAGAATATTGATATTGATAAGGGGCAGAAGGTTCAATTGCTACACAGTTAGTTTCAAGAGGTACTTTATTATCAGTATCTCTAGCTTGAGTTACTTCTAATTCTCTATTAAAGAACCAACCTTGAGTTTGTATGCTTAGAGAACTTTCATCTAAAATCTGTTTAGCGACAGCCACGTCTGTTCCAATATTTCCTGTAATACTTGATACAGGTGCTTCACCAATAAAACTTAATATTGTGTTTATAGCCTGTAATTCAGTAGTTGCAGTTATTTGTGTTGCCATTAATTTCTCCTTAATTTAGGGGGTACTTAGGGTCACGTGACCCCTCTAATTTTAATCTACGTGCTTCTATGGAAGATTTATTTTAACCAAAAGGGGCAAAAAGCCCCTTTCAGTCTAAATTTCCAATTTAAGTGATTTGTATAATCTTCTCTTTTTTCTCTTCAGGAAGTTCTTGTTTCAAGAAAATCCGTAAGATACCATCTTTCATTTCAGCTTTTTCTATAAACATATATTCAGCTAATCTAAAAGTTTGAGAGAAAGACCTTTCACCAATACCTTTATAAAGGAAGTCGGATTCCGATTTTTCCTTCTTACCGTTTACGGCTAAGATATTTTCCTTGGCAGTTACCGTTACATCTTTTTTAGTAAAACCTGCAATTGCCATTTCCACTTTATACTCACCATCTTTAATCTTTGATATATTATATGGTGGATAGTTTATTGGTTTATAATTTTCCAGTTCATCAAACAGAGAATCAAATCCTACTGTAAAATTTCTGAAAGGCGTTAAGTCTAACGTCATATTTTTCTCCTTTCTATAAGCGAGATAAGACTGAGGGGATTTCTCCCCTCAATCTATTTGTATTGTATAGTACAATAAAGAAGCTATTATGCGTCTTTAATTCCTACAGCCGCTTCTGGTCTAAGGACATCATGTCCCATAGCGTATTTCGCTACCATTAGCGTTCCTTGTCTACGAATATCATAGTCTGATTCCACAGCCAAGTCCATAAGTTTAACCGTACCAACAGCACTTGGGTGACTTACCAAGCCAACGTAGTCAGATAGGTTTACAGTATAAGGTGTTGTTCCACCTTGTGCGTAAGAACCTACAGCTACTCCAGCCGTTACATGGAAGTCTGTAAAGTGAGCAACAGGAACTAATTCAATTCCTGCAATTTTCTGCACTTTACCCTCTGCAATAGAACCTAGACCTCTAAAGTCTACATTTACTGCATTAGTCGCATTTGCCAACTTGTAGTACATTTCCGGTTTTAGAAAACATCTTCTACCTTCACTAGGAACGTAGTTGTCGTCTAAAGTTTTAGCCGAATTGAATAGTTCAGTAATGAACGCATTCGCACTATCAGCCGCAGTTGCACTTGCTATTGTCGTGTTTGTTAGTGTAGTTCCTGCAGGATAACTTGTGTCACCTACATTTGCTGTACCAAGAGAAGCTCTACCAATGTTTATTAAGATATGTCTATCTTTAGCGTATGCTAAAGCCCTGCCAATTTCAGCAGAGTACGCATTTCTTACGTCCCAATGGTTTTTTGCTTCTTCGATATTTGATAAAAATACACTAGAAACTAAAAGGTCATTAATTGTAATAACCTTCTCGTTGTGATTGACGTCTGAACCAGT